CACGATCCAGATCAGCACAGGTGTAATCAGGAATGCGAGGCGCCTTCTTCTTGTATCTCTTGAGTATAGGATTCATGATAGGCATACAGTTATTTAGATGATTACCAAAAAACCAAAGGAGCAATTGCCATGATAAGCAAGGCGAAGCCGCCGCGATGTGCCGCGGTTGAAATCTGGCTCCTTAAATATTACACATGGGCAAAAAACGTACAATCAAAGACTATCACAACAACTGGCAACGCCGTTGCGAACAATGGCTGGATTCCATGTCACGCAATAAATCATTGGGTGATGTTGCTTATGACTATGATTCAGCATGCCTCACTCTGGTACCGAGGACACACTACTACATTGATTCAGGTGAACAGGATGTGTTGAGCAGAGACATACAACCCCTGTGTGATGTGATGGATTCTGCATTGATTGAATATGATGTTCAATTGGATGCGGTGTATCACTCTCAGTCACAGTGCACCATCGTGAGGCGCATCCAGATTCAATTTGTTGCACCGGAGGCCATCACTGATCTGTTCCTCAGAGTGGAGCGAGAACATCTGTGCCTACAGGGTGGCTTGCGAACCACATATTATTAATAATCAATTGTTTTTGACAACCACTGTATTAATAAAATATTTTTAATAAAGATGCATTATTAATTGATTCATTATCAATAACTGTTGTAGAGGCCCCGCTATTGCGTTTTGTATTTTTACTATACCTCCAATACCAATGTCAAAATCTTTTTGCACCCTAGTAGATTCACCAGGATTACACCTTTTTGAACCACCTTTTGATGGTGTGGATTCACCATCATTCACCATTCACATAGTGTTGACAACCTCCTAATTGGTTATATACTATACACATGGACGCTGTCACACACACCATCCTGGCCATCATTGTCATAGCCGTAGCATGGTATGGTGGTCGCTGGGCACTCATCAGAGAGGCTCGATCAGCATTTCCTGAACATGATCAAGACATCAAAGAGATTCGCAGGTTCATGCAGTTGATCACTTCCATCAATCACATGGGCATCAATCCCGATCAGAACATCAGTATGGCATCAGATGCGGGTGTCAGTACAGATGTCAGTACAGGTGATGTCAGTATGCCTCGACAACTGGATTTGTTTCTCGCACAAGGGTCTTCAGGCGGCACCGACTGAGATCTGAGAGGGCACGCAGGCTCTGTCCTGAGGGGTCCAAAAGGTGGTGTTGCAACAGGAGTCGCTCTCCGGCACATGCCTCATCACAATCGCCCCCCACCTGCAGTCCGATTGGTTGTGGTTATGATGGTCATCATTTCCATTACCGGCATGATAGAGGTGGTTTCGAAATCTGTCAACCTGGTAATTCCGCATGCGATCCATCGGGCATTGGGGCCCCTACCCGTATACCTGGCATATGCATACATGATACATGACATTGGTAATTCGTCAACCGGCCCCCGGAGATCCAGTAATAATTTATTACTCCTGCAGAGGTTGACGAATCCTGCAAACATGGTAATATGACTGTATGACAACAAACACACAACAAACAATGAAAGACATAGTGATGGGATATTTCTACAACTGTGAGCACTGTGACACACAAAACGCATTTGGCGTGACACAACAAGAACTTGATGACGAAATTGCAGAGTGGGAACAAGACAACGCAGACTTGGTGGCAGAAGGTGAAACAGGCATGGGACACTGTGATTGGTGGTATGAAGTGACTGCAGAAGAAAACTCTGCACACATTGAACAGGCACACAAGTGTTGGCAGTGCGATGCAACACAAACTGCATGGGCTGAATAAACAGTTGACAAATTGGTAACGAGGAGTATAATAAGAATATGACAACAAACACACAAACACACACTGACACACAAACACCGTATGCCACTCGCTTTTACGTTGTTGACCAACACAACCGCATCACACACATGCCCATTGCACACTGTGACCGCTATGCCACACACCAAGAGGCCTATGCTTGGGGCCAACACATGCGAGGCCTATTTGATGGCTTTAACGTAGTGACCGTAGAGTAATAAAACATTACCCTTTTTATTGCACACACAAGTTGACAAGTTTATAAAAAGTGGTAATATGTATACATGACAACAAACACACAACAAACACAAACAAACAAACAATACAACACAACATTTACAAGCAAACAATTTGACAAGTTTAAAGCACTTACTGACAAGTACAATGCTGAGTGCGAAGGTGACTATGAGAGCACATTTGTGGGAGGCGTTGCACATGCATACTGTGACTCCGGCATACAGACAGACGGCTTGAGTGCAAGAGACATTGACACACTGGCAACATATTTTACTGGCGAAACAATATACTCCGTTGTGGGACTAGACACACTGCAAACATGGATGCAAGAGATTGCACAAGACGACACACTTGTGCTGGACTGTGTCCGCTTTGTACAAGCTGTGCAACGAGTGTTTACAAAAGCACAACACAAGCAAGAGTACGCACTAGAGGCAGCACTGGCATACTGTTGGGACAACTGCTAACAGTTGACAGATTGGTAATTGGGAGTATAATAAAAACATGACAACAAACACACAAACATACACTATCGCAACAGAACTATTAACACAACTGGACACACTGCCCGCAGTGAGCATTGCAGACATGGGTGGCGCATATGCAGGCCGAGGCTATGAGATCCGTGTGGCATTGGGCCAGGGTTGGGCTGGCATGTACAAGGGAGGCCTCTGGGGTGATGCTGAAATTACAGATGATGCACTGGAGTTCGTGACACACATTACAGATGATGTGTGGGACATTGATGAAGGTGTACATGGTGATGCATACAACATTGGTGAAGGCACAGTGGCACTGACATATGCTGACTTTGATCGAGCAGGCTTGGCATACACTTCTGCACTGGAGGACAAGATATGCGATGCCATTGCTCGAGCCACTGGAGGCTTATTGTCCGCAGAAGGCTCTGAACAGGGCATGCAGGGCATGGACTCTGCAGAGGAGGCATACTTGAGCCTAGACGTTGCCCAGTCTATGCCAGCACACACAGATGCCAGATGGTGGGACTCACACTATGCGTGACTGACCATTTCGATTTCAGCACCACCGGGGCTTTACAACACACACTGTACAATTGGTTTTTTGAAATGGCTAGCCTCTATTCTTGATTTAAGCAGTGGGCACAGAGAAGGAATCACCAGCTCAGATACATTAAGGATATGCAAAAAACTGCACGGCCAATTTTTTTGGTTGCAGGTGGCCGATTATTCACGTACAATTGCACATGTAGAGAGGCTCAGATCAGTATGTGTCAAGGTAGTGTGTGACTGAAACACACACCTCTCTCTACAATCCAAATGCTTCTGCAATGATGTCTACATCAGCATCGCCTGTGGTGCTAGACTGCACAGCATCCACCTGGGTGATCTCACCTGTTGCACCATTGTATCGATAGTGTGGTTTGGTGCGTGGTGCGGCTGTGCATTGCTCAATCACCTCTTCTTCAACATCATCGTCATAGTCAATCACCTGTGTGACACCATCTCGATCCACATATTCTGCATGCACATGATCATAATCCGCTTCAGTGGTGTGATGACCTATGCAGTTCACACATGTGGGGCACACTTGATTGGGATGATCATCACAGTCACATATATCGCAGGTCATTCGGATACACATAGTTATGACCTCTGCACACTCTGATGCAATCTCTAGAGGCCAAACTGCAATCTGTCGCAACTTTGCGGCTGTTCGCTTTGCTCTACAGCGGCGGCGCTTCGGCGGCTCATAAATATCTCCATGCATCGCGATCACATCCGCAACTGGGTGGCTCAACATCGACATCTTGTTCACATGTCCAGCACACCAGAAGGTTGGTATGCCATCAACTACACACCACGAGTGACATGGCGTGATCTGTGGTCACCTGAGATGGAACTCATGCGTGGCGTCACAGTGGATCGACATTTCAGAATCATCTCAGCACCATTCCGCAAGATCTACACCTATGGTGTGGAGAGTCGAGCACCCACAGTGCCGGATGATGCTGTGTGCGAAGTGCATCGCAAGTGGGATGGAGTGCCCATGGCAGTGTCACAACATCGAGGTCACTCCATCATCACTCACATGGGTCACACACACAATGATTGGACCCAGCGATTCCGTGCCACAGTGGACATTGCACAGTGGCATACAGTGCTCAGCCAATGGCCTCATCACACTGTGTGGTTTGAATGGGTCACAGATGCCAGCATCACCAAGGATCCACCAGGCATCTACTGTGTGGCTCGCAGAGAGAACACATGGTCCGCTGAACATGATCAATCTGCGGATGTGTTGCAGATCATAGCTGATCAGTTGGGCATCCAGCACACACCTCGATGGTCAGAAACATTTGCTGAACTCAAATCAAGAGCCAACCAAGATCGCACAGAAGGTTATGTGTTTCGCACGCCTCACCACACATGGGCCAAACTGAAAACCTCATGGTATCTCACACAAACTTTTCTGCATCGCTGGGGGCCTTCAGGACTGGCACAACGTCTGCAGGATGACAGCATCATGGCCAGCATTGATCCTCAGTTCAGACCTCTGGTGCTGTGGATTCGAGCAAGATGGTCTGAATACTGTGCCATGACTCCTGATCAACGCATTCAATGGATTGCTGAGGAATGGGATCTCAACAATTTTGGTCATGATGTGAGATGTGGATCATTTAGATTCTTTTGGTGGGACTAGTATCGCACACCATACCACTGCACTGTGATGTCTTCCAGGTGGTTGGGATATCTGCGATACATGTCATGTATGATTGATCCCACAGCAAATGGATACTCAGATGTGTGGTAGTCTTGATCATGTGCCAACAGATACTGTGCTGGTGTGTGATGCACACAGTCCCACTCAATGGTGCGTCCCTGCTGTTCACAGTAGTGTGCCACCAACATGGCTGGTGATCCATCAGTGAGGGTGACACCAGGCTTGAATGCACGGCCCATGATCACAATGGGCATGTCATTGCCACACAGTTGTTCAGCAATCAATTCACACTGTCGTTCACGTGATCGCATGATGTCTGCAAACAGATCATATCCAAGGTCAAGTTTGTGTGCCAACCATGACAGTGCAATGTTGTCTCTGGGGTGACATGGTCCGCCATCGCCCATGCCTGGCTCCATGTACTTGGTGCCCACCACTCGATCAGCATGACGCAGTGATTCTGCAATAACACTGGGATTGGCATGTCCAATGCGGGCAGTGACATCTTGAATCATGTTGGCAATGGTGATCTTAGCAGAGATGTAGGTGTTGTGGAAAATTTTGATGCATTCTGCTTCTTCCCATGTGCCACATGTGATGTGTGGAGTGCGGTGATGCAGAGTAGCATAGAATCTTATCAGTGTGCTGGCCTGTGATTGATGTTGGTCTGTGTGCCATCGATCAAAACCCAACATCATGATGTCTGGATTGCGAAAGTCCTCTGCCACAGTGCCCATTGCAATGAGATAAGGGTTGTAACAGAATCTATCTTGTATGCCCAGTGCATGGATCATAGGACGTAGGGTGCCAGGCAACACAGTTGAAATATTCACTATGAGTGATGTGGCAGGAGCATATTCTACAACATTTTTCAAAACTCCTTGCAGAGATGTATAATCAAAATCCTTTTTAGGCAGATGAGAAGTGGGCAACTCGCCACCATATCGATCTTCATGAGGGGTGGGCACAGCTATAAAAATTATATCAGCGTCTTGACAGGCGTTCCACATGCTTTGGCACACATTGATTGCATCGCTTTTGATGTCTGTGCTGATGTCATAACCTTTGACTGTGTGTGCTGTGGCCATGCATTCGGCCACCGGCAGTCCTAACTTGCCAAGTCCAAGCATTGTTATATTCATTATGTGTGTACTTATTCTACAGTGAGAGAGTCAAGAAATGTTTTGGCGTCTTGCCTGGTGTCACGTTCTATAATTCTACGCCACATTTTGTCTTTGCTTTTGTATGAAGACCACATCAAATTTGAATGACTAGTGGCCAGCCAAGACCCCCGCATGATTTCAGCATCTAGTTGTCCGGTCTCCCATTGGCAAAAGCCTAGTATAACTTTGTAATGTTTAGGGCCTTTGCCTTCTTGAATGTCACGGACCACCTTGTCATTGAAAGTCAATGCGGCATGCTCGCTCATCTTTCTAGTGTCTTTGTGAACATAGTCTGTTGAATGTATCACAGTGCAACGATCGGTCATCACAGGGCCACCACACCACACCCTACTTTTAGGCAAAGATCCTATTCCATATATTTTTGAAATAGCAAGATGATCAATATTAGCAACTGATTGATTCATAATAAAGCCTAGTGTACCTTCTGTTTGTTCTGAAATGTGTATTACACTGTTTTTCCATATGTCATGAGATTGTGTGTTTGTCAAGTGTGAGGCCAGAATAAGATCTGTCATTGCAACAGTATTTAAATAAGCTGATATGTGTAGTTGTAACATCTTGAATTGTTTGTACATAAATATAAAAACATGAGCGTTTGGAAAATTAACCTAAGCAAAAGATATGCTGTGGACACAGCACACAGTGATCTTGCAGATTATGTCGAAACTTTTGCAGACTCATCGACAGAAATATTATCCACTAATGATATTGAAGTCAAAGTCTACGTAGATGATGTGCTCAAAGACACAAAAACTGTTGACAATTCAGGAGCCACTTTAACATGGACGCAAACTTTGTCACAAGCAAATCATACAATTCGAATTGTACCAGACAAATCAGGCGCTTTCACAGATGTCAGAATTGACAACATATTGATTGATGATGTTCAAACTGTGGCCACTCAGTACAACTATAACACTGCCACAGGCACAGGCACTTCAACAGCACGTCAAATGTTGGAAGATCCAGTTGCAAAAATCAAGAACACTTCAGCAGATGATTGGTCATACACCTTGTGGTGGGGCAACATGGTCACCAATGATTCAACTTATGATCTACCAGGCCCATTTTATCGACCAGCCATTGTGAGTGAGCATCAAGGTGAATGGCATTTCAATTTTGATGTTAACAGTAATAATACCATTTGTTTTGAAGCAACTGGTGACATAGCTGACATCATGTATGATTCCACAAGACAACACACCTACATGTTGGCAAAAAAACCAACATATCAGGATCCTCTTGGAGATGGTTGGGGCGGCAATGAATCTGATTCTTCTTCATCAGATTATGTAGGTCCAGGCACCTACAGTGAAGAATTGATCTATGTAGATGCTTCAGTGGATGAGTCAACAGAAAATGCAAACAGAGTCGTGGTGTTGTCATTTCAAGACTATCTATATCATAAATTTAATCTGTGGTATCATGCCAACAACACAATGGCTCCAATCACTGTGTCCTAATTAATTGTAGCAATTAAATATTTTTTATGCACACACATCAGTGTTGGGAAAATAAAACTCTTAACTATGATATTTTTAAATATCCTTGGCCCAGTCAAGTGTTGTCTGTTATACAAGAAAAGTTTCCCTTAATTAATGATCTCAGTCGGGCACACGAACATCTTACAGCGGGTCAAATTCAAGATCTCACTATCCATGTGCAGTCCGCCTTTGGTCGACAACAGTTTGCAGAACAATTTGATAAATTTGCTGAGGAGTACATTCAACCTTTGCTTGGCGGGAAAAAATACTTAATAAAACGTCAGGCCACTTTAAACTGTGTGATCCCCAATCAACAACACGTGTCTAGAAAACTGCCTTTCCATCAAGGTGTGTTTTACAACAATGGACGGGGCCAACGTACTATCTGGATGGCTCTCACTACTTGTGAAGACACCAATTCTATGTGGATAGCTGACACAGAATCTTCACGTCGTTTGACCAAACAATCTATTGAACAAAAAATGAATCAAGATCAATTTGAATCAGAATGTGTTAAAATATCTAGACCGGTTAACATCCAACCAGGCCAGTGTCACTTATTCCATCAAGAACATATTCATGGCAATGTCAACAATCAAACTGGATACACTCGTATGGCAGTAGACTGGCATGTGTTAATTGAAGGAGAAGAGTATGGTGGTCGCCTACCTGGAGGTTTTTTTAGGGCCCCCGGCGACTATGAACAACAACAAATTTTTGATCTTTCAAACCAAAACATTATTGCTTATGTAGGCAACAATACTTGTTTTGACAAACACATACCTGTGCATTTTCAACGCAAAGTTATCGATGAATATTGCCAACGCAATAGGATATCATGTGTAGCAGTTCAATTTGAAAATGAACATTTGGAATGGTTACCTGTGCTAGAACAGTGTATTAAACAAAAACCAGAAGGCATTGTCATGTGTAGCATGTATTCTTTGCCTGATGACATTGGCAGACGGAATGAAATACTTGATGTCGCTTTACGTAACAATGTCAATTTGTATTTTGCAAACGAACACTGTTGTATGACCAATATAGAAGAATTAGATAAAATAAGGATGTACATGAATTTTGCTGTGCAACATAAAGGTGTTCAGTCATGGGAAACATTATAAATATTTGCATGAGTGCCAACGGAATATCTCATCTTGCAAACAAACGGCAACGTCAAGAACAAAAACTTGCATTGGCAAAAACCAAACGTGCCACTGATGGCAAACGTGCCACTCTCAAAAAAGCCAATCTGCCTACACTCTACGCATCCGGTGGTGACAATGACTCCGCCAATCGCAAGTTGTTGCAAGATGGTTCAACTCCATTGACTCCTGGTCGTCCTTGGCAGTAGTTCAAAAACTTAAATTAGCAATTCGAAAAAAGATAAATACGTTTACTGTTTGAGGCAACTCAAGGCACACAAGGCAACAAAGGCAAAGACAATGGAAGACGTAAAGGCGATAGAACTTATAGGCAAACTTACTGAACGTTTCACACGTACCTGTCCCCCACAACCAGAATACCAACAAAGACTTGCAGAGGAGTTTGAGATCATTCTTGATCTCCGGTTTGTAGATTATTTTCTACAGATCCGTGATATTCTTGATATCACTCAAGACATTCCTCATATGACAAGAGGATCAGCAGGATCCAGTCTGGTGTGTTACCTTATGGGCATCACTGATGTTGACCCTGTACAGTGGGACATTCCTGTGGCTCGATTCCTCAACCCCAAGCGAGATGATCTTCCTGATGTGGACATTGATTATCCACACTATCGTCAGACAGAAGTAATGGATCGCATATTTAAAAAATGGCCAGGCAAGTCAGCAAGGATATCAAACTATGTTTTGTATCAAGACAAGTCGGCTAGGCGCGAGGCAGCCAAAAGATTAGGGTATCGGGGACGCTTGCCCAGGAAGTTCACCTACGAATCGCTGGGCATCGATCCAGTGGAGGCAAAACGCATAGAATCAAAATTGAAAGGCAAAAAGAAATGTATATCAAAACACTGTGGAGGCATCTTAATGTTTACAAGGCAATTACCAAAATCTTTAATATCACAAACCAATCAGATACTGTTGGACAAAAACGAAGTGGAAGATCTCGAACATCTCAAAGTAGACATCCTAGCAAACAGAGGACTCAGTCAACTGTTGGAGATCGATCCAACAACCAAGTTATACGAATATCCAGAGATCGACGAGGCTACTTCGTCTTTGTTGAGTCGGGGAGACGTGTTGGGGGTTACCCAGGGAGAATCTCCAGCCATGCGAAGACTGTTCCGAGCCATACGCCCACAGTCAATGCTTGATTGTGTGTTTGCCACAGCACTGATACGTCCAGTGGCCATGGAAGGTAGACGCAAGGCAGCTTTCTTTAATGATTGGACTTCGGATAGAATATCGGATGTGGTAGTGTGTGAAGATGATGCCATCATGCAGATATCCAAATTGGTTGGATGTAGCACCTATGAAGCAGACATGTATCGCAGAGCATTTGCCAAAAAGAATGAAGAACGTGTGATGGAGTTCATGACTCGACTAGGAGATCATCCACGCAAAGATGAAATATTTAGATCGTTGCAAGCACTGAGTGGTTTTGGATTATGCAGGGCACATGCTGTAAACTTGGGCAGACTGATATGGGCACTAGCATACCAAAAGGCACACAACGTCAAAGGATTTTGGAAAGGCGCACTAAAACACTGCAAAGGATCATACAAGCGTTGGGTGTACAAGACAGAAGCCAAACGAGCTGGACTGGAACCAACAACCATTTCCAAAACAGATCGATGGGATGATCCTGTGTATCAATACAAGAAATATGGTTGGTGGTCAAACAAATCTTTCTTACCAGGCTTCTACACAAAGCATCTATATCTTGACCGTGTAGAATTTTGCGGTTTAATTGCAAATGGAAGGGTCTACAAAGCCGGAAACAAAAAGTATGTAACATTTGTCACACTAGGAGTAGACAACGGTTATTATGTAGATATCACTATCAATCGACCCTTTTCATACACAGACAACGATGTTGTGCGTGGAGTTGGAAGAATCAAACATTTGAATAATTCAGACTACATTGAAGCCATTGAATGTGAATCAATATCAATTGATAAGTTTTATAACTAGGCAGTTTGTACTAATTTAAGTTTTGCTGGAGTAATTTTTGGCAATGGATTACGTGATCCAACTGCTTCTGCTATGGTGCTAAATCCATCTGCTTTAAGAAGTTTCACTAAGCCTCTGTTGATCTCGTTGATGTTTTGTGGTCCATCGAATATCATTGTTGTAATCATATGACACAGACTAGCACCTGATGTAATTTTTTCATATGCATCTCTGGCATTGAAGATTCCACCAACACCTATAATTGTAAGTTGCCCTCTAGTTCTTCTGTACACATGACGCACAACATTTGTTGATATTCTTTGTAGCGGTAGACCACTCATTGCGCCTTTGCCTGCAGGCAACAATCCTTTGGTTGTAGGGTATTCTTCTGGTCGATGTTCTGTGTTGTACTTAGGCTTTGCAAGATTAGTACAGACTACACCTTCCATTTTATGTTCAACACATGCATCAACAATGGTGTCTATTTCATCAATAGACATATCAGCTGCCAATTTAACATAGATTGGTTTATTTGTAATAGGTCTAATGTGTGTATTGATTGCAGTCAACAACGCATCTAGGCTAGCACGATCAACAAAAGGTTCTCCTTCTTGTGTGTTGGGACAACTGATGTTGACAGTGTAGTAATCACCTATGTCTTTAAACAGTGTCATTGTTTTGAGATAGTCGGCAATAGAGGAGTCAAGATCAAATTCTGATGACATGTTTGAAAGTGCGGCATTGATGCCAACACGCAATCGTCCAAACTTTTGCCCTTCAAGTCTTGCAGAAAGTTTTTCTGCGCCCATGTTGTTGAGTCCATACCACACAACAATAGACTTAGACTTGACCATCCTAAACAAACGTTTGCCAGGATTGCCTGGACATATCTCTCCTGTGATAGATCCTAGTTCAGCAAGTCCAAAACCAAGATTAGGATATATTTTTGTAAGTTCACCGTCTTTGTCAAATCCTGCAGACAGTCCAATTGGATTTCTATATTGGATCCCATCCACTTCTACATTTAGACTTTTGTGTCCATAGTCAAATAGTAAACTTGTAAATGCTTTGGTTATGTAGTTACTGCCTAAGAACACACCAATACGTTTCATGGAGTAGTGTGCTTGTTCAGGATCCATCAAAAAGATCATAGGACGCATCACCCTAAACAATATTCTTAATATTAAATTTCTGATTCCAATTATGGTGCTCATGTATTAATAATATTTAAGCATATATTTTGTGATTTATAATTGCAATTAATTAATGGATTAATACGTCGATGTTATATTTTCTTCTTGTAACTACCATCTCTGTTGAAATGTTTGCTGTTATAAAATGAATATTCGACGCACATTATGTAACCATGTCCATCGGCAATTAATTTTTTGTACCACCAAATAAAATCTTTTATGCGTGTCACTTATTAATGTTTTTTTGAGGCAAGATAATTTGTAATTGTAAGAGGTTGTCTAGGCGTTTCTAAAAAGCCAACCACAGGAGCAAGTATTAATATAAACGCAAACCAATATGCTGTGCCAATTTGTGCAAGTAAAACATATATGCCTTCGGCAGGTTTGGCACCTACATACATCAAAATAAAGAAGTTGATCGCAAACAACAACACACAGTATCTCCACACAGGTCTAAACAGACAGGATCTAACTTTGGATGTATCTAACCAAGGCAACAATCCTAACAGTCCGATTGAACCAAACATGGCCAACACTCCCATCAACTTGTCTGGTATGGCCCTTAGTATGGCATAGAACGGAAGAAAGTACCATTCAGGCACAATGTGTGCAGGTGTTACCATTGCATTGGCACGGATGTAGTTGTCGGAATGGCCAAGTATGTTAGGATAGTAAAACAATACAAAGGCCACTATGATAAAGAAAAATATTGTGGCATTGAGATCTTTGATGGTTACATATGGATGAAATGTTACTGTTTCATCCCAGCTCTGGGGCTCTGATCCTGTCGGATTGTTCGAACCAGTCATGTGCAGTGCAATTACATGAAACACTACCAGTCCTACAATAGCAAATGCCAACAACCAATGTAGCACATAGAATCTATTAACTGTTGCATCTCCGACTGTGAAATCTCCTAATAACAACAGCAGTATTGGTTCACCTACTACTGGTATGGCAGTAAACAAATTGGTTATTACAGTAGCTCCCCAATAGGACATCTGCCCCCATGGCAAAGTGTAGCCAAGGAATGCCGTGGCCATCATCAACACAAACATCGTCAACCCAAATATGTAAACCAGTTCACGTGGTGCTTTGTAGGAGCCAAAGTACATGGCTCGAAAGATGTGTATATAGGTAGCAATAAAGAAAAATGACACAAGGTTAGCATGCATGTATCTAATCAGCCAACCAAAACTAACATCACGCATGATTCTTTCAACAGAATCAAATGCTTCTTCGGCCGACGGTTTGTAGTGAAACCCTAAAAATATTCCTGTTAATATTAATCCTATTAAACAGAACATTGCAATGCCACCAAAAGACCAAAAATAATTTAATGACTTAGGCACAGGAAATCTAAGATACTCTGCCTCCATAAGCCGTATCAAAGGCATCCTTGAGTCTATCCAACCCTTGATGCCAGTGTAAGGTGAGTTAAGAGTTTTTTTGTATCCTTGTAGGTCGTTGTTATTCATTATCCAACACTACCTTCTAAACTAATTTCTACTAATTTCTGGGCTTCTACAGCAAACTCCATTGGCAAATGTTGAAGCACCTCTTTACAAAAACCATTAACAATTAGTCCTATCGCATCTTCGCTGTTCAATCCTCTTTGCTGACAATAAAACAATTGATCCTCATTAATTTTGGAGGTGGTTGCTTCATGTTCAACCATCGAGTCTGAGTTGCTGGATTCAATATATGGCACTGTGTGAGCACCACATTTATTTCCTATTAGCAACGAGTCACACTGCGTAAAGTTTCTTGACTTTGATGCTTTTGGCTGTATTTTTACTAATCCCCTGTAAGTATTATTTGCGTTGCCAGCCGATATACCCTTTGATATAATTTTTGAAGAAGTGTTTTTCCCAATGTGTATCATCTTTGTGCCAGTATCAGCTTGTTGCATGTTGTTGGTAATTGCAACTGAATAGAATTCACCTTTAGAATAATCACCTTGTAAAATACAACTTGGGTATTTCCATGTTATTGCTGAGCCGGTCTCAACTTGTGTCCACGATATTTTTGAATTAGTTCCCCTACACGCTCCTCTTTTAGTAACAAAATTGTATATGCCACCTTTGCCTTGTTTATCACCTGGATACCAATTTTGAACAGTAGAATATTTTATTTCAGCATTGTCCAATGCCACCAGTTCAACGTTGGCGGCGTGAAGTTGATTTTCGTCACGCATTGGTGCAGTGCAACCTTCAAGATAACTTACATAACTATCGCTATCAGCGATGATTAAAGTTCTTTCAAATTGCCCTGTGTTCATTGCATTTATTCTAAAATATGTTGATAATTCAACCGGACATCTTACGCCTTTAGGAATGTACACAAATGAACCATCTGTAAACACAGCCGAATTCAAAGCGGCGAAGGAATGATCTGACACGGGAATGACACTTCCTAAATATTTTTTTACTAATTCGGGATGTGTGTTCACTGCTTCAGAGATTGAGCAAAATATAATACCAAGATCATTTAATTGCTTTTTATATGTAGTGGCAACTGATACAGAATCAAACACTGCGTCGACGGCTATACCAGATAACATTTTTTGTTCTTTTAATGGAATACCTAGTTTTTCATAAGTTTTGATTATTTCTGGGTCAATCTCATCCAAAGACTTAGGCTTATCTTTAAGACTTTTAGGTGATGAATAATAATAATAATCTTGAAAATCTATTTTTGGAATGTTTAGTTTGGCCCATTGAGGTTCGGGTAATTGTTTAAAAATCTTAAGTGCATTAAGTCTCCACTGTAGCATCCATTCTGGTTCTTTTTTTTGAGCAGATATAAACTTTACTGTGCGTTCGTCTAATCCTTTAGGAGGACGTATTTCATCTACATCAGTATAGAAACCATATTTGTATTCACTGTCACCAAGTTTGTTGACTTGTTTAATTGTTTGTGCAGTTGCTGACATTATCTATAAATTTTCTTTTTCTTTTTAATTTTATCTTGTAGCATCATGATGCCATACATCAGTGCTTCTGCTGTGGGAGGACATCCTGGAACATAGATATCCACAGGCACTATTCTGTCACATCCTCTCACCACTGAATATGAATAATGATAGTATCCTCCACCGTTGGCACAAGAGCCCATTGATATCACCCAGCGTGGCTCCGGCATTTGATCATACACTTTTCTAAGAGCAGGAGCCATTTTGTTTGTCAGTGTGCCTGCAACTATCATTACATCAGATTGTCTTGGTGATCCTCTTGGTATGACTCCTAGTCTATCCAGATCATATCTGCTCATGTATGAGTGCATCATTTCAACTCCACAACATGCAAGTCCAAACGTCATGGGCCACAGTGATCCTGAACGTGCCCAATTGATTAAATTTTCAAAACTTTGTACAACAAATCCTTTTTTCATAAACACCTCGTCTATGTTTAGACTGTTGTACTTTTCAATACTGTTCATATAAAATAATTATTCCCAAACATATGGATCTTTTTTTGCAACTGCAAAGTTCAGATATGTTTGTATGCGTTCAAGGTCATCTTTTGTTTTAAGAGATATTAATTCGTTGGCAAAATGTAGTTCAACTTTGTTGTCTAAAGCAATTTGCAATATTTCGTTGCGTCTATCGACATCGTCAGTCATGGAATACATGCTATTAAGCACTATAACATCAGGTCTATCTTTTATGAAATATTCAAGTGATGCTTGCCAATCACAATGATCGTTTTCAAATTCATAGGAAGTGTAATTTATTTTGTTTTTAGCACAGTATTGATCAATTATTGATCTCTGCATAGGTAAAGGAATATTTCTTGAGAAGTCACTACTCCAACCAACATATGTAATGGCAGTTTTTCCTGTGTAGTCAGATGGACCACCCGCTTCATGATCCCCAGGCAGTCTCATAAATCCTCCTGGATGCCTTCGACCATATTCCTCACCTTCTATAAGTATTCTCATGTCCATGCTTACTCTTGTATAACCTTCTACGTTATTGATGTTGCCATGTAACATTTCTTGTAAAAATAAATGGCTTTGCCCAGGCTTCAGTTCAATTGGAAATGCCACCTTATAACATTCCTCTTCGAGTTTTTCAAGGCTCCATTTTTGATGCATGAATTGTTTTGTGATACGTCTACTGTGTTCAATGTCTACCATCCACAGAGTGTTGCTTGCCTTGGCTTCAGTAAACGGAGTCCATATGGTCCTGCATCCTCTGCCGTTGCCAACAAAGATGCCTTGATGCATCTGCAGTCTCCTACCAACTTTTGCTTGATTAGGGATGACCACTCTCAAGGTGCCAAACCGTTGTATCATGTATTTCCTATTTTCAATTTTATCAGGAACAAATGACGCAACAAATTCGTCGAATCTTTCCATGAAGTCTTTCCTACTACAAGCATTTTGCACATGTTTAGATACCTTGACAACATCACTAGCTGATAATACCTCATGCAATGTTTCTAACTTTTTTACTTGGGGAGAAACTTCTTGTACAACAGATAGTGCCCATTGAGGCCAATTGTATTTTTCAAGATCATAATTGTAAGTTTGGTTGTTCCAATGTATTTGTGATGCTGGTAAGTCCATAATAATAATTAGTTGGCTATTTTTATGGCGTCGCGTAGTTTTGATTTAGGGACGTCAATCATACGTTTATCACACACCTTATTGGTCACACATGTGTTGCATCCAGGTGATCTTGATTTACAAACTTTTTTTGCATGTGTTATGAGCCACATGTGAGCTCCATACTTGTATTTGCTAGGCGTGGTTCGATTTACTGTTACAGATGCTTTTCCTTCATCTAGATTATCGGCCCATCCCAATCTCCATAACAATCTAAACACATGAGTGTCTACAGCTATTTGTGGTTCGCCCCAAACAAAACGCATCACAATATCTGAACTTTTGCGTCCTACTCCTGGCAAACTCATTAATTCTTTTTGTGTTTGTGGCACACGGCCGCCAAACTCTTCTATCAACATTTTACTTGTAGCAAGTATGTTTTTACTTTTCGCATTGTAAAGTCCTGCAGGCTTTATTGCATCGATTATTTGTTTCTGTGTAAGTTGAATCATTTGTTCTGGTGTTTCAGCTAGGTCAAACAATTGTTTACAAGCCACAGCAGTCCTTTTGTCTTGACTTTGTGCAGACAACATTACTCCAATCAAGCTTGTGTATGCATGTGAATAAATTTTTGCTTTGGGTTTTCGATTGGTATATCGTGGATATTGTTTACTTAACTTTTCATAGATGTAATCTATTTCGTAAATGTCTTTCAATTAATTTTTGCCTAAGTTTTTAATTAAGTCTTTGATCTTAGATGATTCAACAGTTGCTCTTACTTTGCCAATATCATCCTTTGGCTGTTCATCTGTTTGATGTTCTTCTTTTGCATCAGCAGTCACAGTAGATGTCCTTTTGAGGTTAGTGTATATGGAAGGCGCTTGTTTTTTAAATGATTGGTATTCTTCATCTTCTGCCAAGTCTAGTATTCTCAGTGTGTCTACATTGAACTCCAAGTCAACTTTGTGTCCAACACCAGAACTTGATCTTGTTTTCATAAACTGTATCTGATACTTGCCACGTTCTCTCATTGCTCGCGACGTAAAGATACCAATCACATTGTCTGCTGTTTGTATCTTGCTCAGTCCACCACTGATGTGCGAATGATCAAATTCAATCTCTTCAACACTGGCTCTGTTCAACTGCGATGCTGTGATCAACAAACAGTTGATATCCACTGCCAAGTTTCTCAACTCTTCAGATACATACTTGTCTTTGACAAACAAGTCACTGGGCGATACTCTCCTATTCATCGGCATCAACAGATCCAGATAGTCAATTAGTATCACATCACAAGTAAGATTGTGTTGTATTTCAAACTCCTTGATGTATGCTCTAATATCCAATGCTGTTGCACCAGATGAAATGTATTTTATTCTCAACTTGCCAGATGTTTTTGCTTTCATCTTAACTTTGAGATCCACTGTGTCCAAGTCTTTGTATATTTCACGTGTGGGTGTTTCAGTCATCATTGCATCTATTCTCATGGCTGTTAGTTTCTCACTCAACTCCAATGTGACGTAACACACATTCAATCCTTGTTCTGCATAGTTCACTGCCAAGTTTTGCAGGAACAAACTCTTACCAGCACCCGAACCACCAGCAAATATATTCAACTCGCCTCTGTTGAAACCACCAAACAATTTCTTGTCAAAGTTTTTCCATCCAGTGGGCACCATGCCATTGTTGTCTTTCAGTGCCTGTAGTCTTGCTTTAGGATCCTCAAAATAATCAAGACCCATGTCTTTGGTCAGTCCTACTTCAACTGCCTTCTTAATTTTTTCTTCAACAGATCCATATTCACCTTTTTCCAACATGTCTGCAGATGCCAGTATAGCTGATTCCAACGACTTGTGTCTGGCAAATCTTTCATATTCATCAAGGAACCAATCAAAGTGTTTGGGATCAATATCAGCGGCAGATTGCAAGTCAGCACCTGTCTTGGCATTGACCATTTCAACATCTGGCAGTGTTTTGTATTCATTGGCGTATTCATATATGAACTTGGCTGCCTCTCGAAGTTGTGCATCATAGTGTGAATACATGAAAATGTTTTGTGCTCTTACAAATGACTCTGCATCCGCAAGGAACATTTCAAGAAATAATTTTTGTAAGTCCTTTGTGTATTCCACAGTTATATTATAATACCTTTCTTAAAATGTGTCATTCATTTAGCCATTTGTTATTTGTCCATATTCTTTCATGTACATAATACCAAAAAGTTCCTGTGAATAATTTAACACCTACTATTGCACCAGCAAAGTACAAATCTTTTGTAATCAAATAACTTATGACTAATGTGTCAATAAAGACTATTATTCTCCAAGTTACTGCTTTGGTAATAGATCTTTTTCTTGAAGATGGTATTTTATTATTTTTCATAGTTGGTTATTAAAAGTTCTTTTCTTTCGTTTTGATCTCTCATATATGATCCTGTGGATCGCATGGTATATTTGAGATCCCATTGTAGGCAATGATATGTTTTGTATTTTTCGATAAGTTTTTGATTAGCATTGTATGTTATCATAAATTTACTTGTTAATGTGTCAATATGGTTTTTGAATTCATCATGGTCAAATGTTTTGTGCTTGTCACCTTTGTTTCCATACAAAAATGATTTGATGTCATAAGGAGGATCAAAAAATAAAAAGTCATTGCCATTTACCATGAAATAATTGTAGTCTAAATTAGATATGGTCCATCCACCAATAAGTTTTTGGTACTCTGGAAGTTTGTTTATGCTGTTAATCGTAAAATTACCATCATACGCCTGTTTGCTGAATGTTGAAGTGCCAAGTCCTGAAAAGGAGCATTTGTTGGCAATATAAAATGCACATGCTAGTGTGAACATATCTATTCTATCATCATGCATCCATTTTTGTGCATCATGAAATAGTTCTCGCTGTGCGTCTTCTGAATGTTCAGTTGTCTTTTTAATATCCAACAATCTTTCACACATCTCTGTGCCCTGTTCTTGCAATTGCTGCCAGAATGCGTACAAAGGATGATATGCATCGTTGACATGTATGTTTGCATTGGGGTATTGTTGTGTTACCCAAAGTGCAACAGAACCACCCCCTAAAAATGGCTCAACATATGATTCAATATTCTTGGGAAAATAATCCCCAAGGAATTTCATTGCTCTGGATTTGCCTCCTGGATATCGCAGAGGCGTTTTAAGTTTATATGTTTTCATTTGTCCCCTTTATTCTTAATAGTGTGTATTCCTGCATGGTAAGTCTTTCACGTCCTCTAACATTCAAATATTCTAGTGTGCGTTCAACATAATTTTTCAACCACAAAAAATTTTTATTTCTTAATCTTATAGGCAACCATGCAAACTTAATTTTTGTTTTTATTATAGCTTTGCCATGCACTGTGTCTTTTAATGTTTTGTAATCATCACTATCCATATACCCAATGATATCATTTGTTCTCCATGCTTTGCGATATAAAGTTATTCTTTCGGTATAAAATGGCATTATATCAACCATCCTGTAATTGCATATCTTGTTCTATCTACTGCAATATTTGTAACCATATGTTTGTTGTTATTATCTTCTACGTTGAACAACATCAGAGTGCCGTTTTGTGGAACAAACATCTGCCAATGGGTGCCTTTATCAAAGGCAATATTTCCTCCCCATTCGGCCTTCCATCCTTTGTTGAAGTAGAAAATATATGCCATCTTGCGTTTGCCAACAGCATCAGAATGTGGGGTCAAGTAGTGTCCAAAAGAATAAGCACTAGCCCAGCAACTTAAAGTTGTGCTAATGTTTTGTGAAGTGTGATGATTTACGAATGCATGGAAATTTTTTGAATTGACATATTCAACTATTTCATGCGACACATTTTTACACTGGCCAAACACATAGTTTAAACTGCCAGGATCAAGTTTTTTAGATTGTGTATATTCACAATTTTCTAGCACGTTTAATACATTATTAGCATATTCAGTGTCAAGCAGATTTGGAAATATCCAAATCTGATCACTGTAATTGTGTATTGTGTGTGCTGTTAAATCCATAGTTTTTCACTTACTTTTATTTTTGTGTTTGTCTCGTGAGTGTGTTTGAGGATGGCTTGCATGGTCAGTATCTTGCCATATTTTAGCACAGCGTTGTTGACATCTTTGATGCCTTCATGCCATGGTGGCATAGATACTGACCATCCCCAATCACAGGCCTGATCAATAAGTTTGCTTCCGGCTCGATCACGATCAGGCACTATGATAACTTTTCTATTCAGTGCATCAATTTGTTGTTTTTGCATAGCACTGATTTCACTGCCAAGTATGGCCACTGCGTCTAACATTATTGCGTCAAACACTCCTTCAACTAACACAACAAACTTTCTTGACCAATGTTGTGCATCCATGTTGAATAGTGATCCTGGTTGTACTTGTGCGTAGTATTTTGGTTTTATTTCTTTTTGCATGGCTCTTGCCACATATCCTATGTTTTTATTTTGATATAGGATAGGCACGATAACTCTTGTGTGCATAGAAGGAGCATGATAAAAATTAAAGTCTTGTGTTGTAAATCCTCTACTTGAAATGTAATCTACACAATGTTTTTGTGTCGTTACAATTGTTGCATCTTTTGGCAATGATTGGTATTTGAAATCAATATCTTGATATTGTTGTGTTTTTATTTGAGGAGTAATTTCTTGTGCAAGTTTCATCGCCTGCATGCTTAACTTACCTATTTCTGATGATGACACATTCAACCAAGTAAGCAGTTTACGAAATCTATTATTAAGATATCTTCCTGGAGTATAGTTTGCTTTGAAGCCACAGTTAAAACAATGGTATTGCACAGTACCATCAGCCTGATACATTATGCCTCCTCTTGTTCTTGTGTCCTGCGTCTCACCGTTGTGGTGACAGCATGGCGCATTGAATGATGTCCAACCTGATGGAGTTTTTTTCCTTTTGGAGGGAAGATGCGACTCAAGTGTTTGTCTGAGAACCGGAAACATCAAATATATTATAAACTAAATGAAATATATGTCAAACAAAATTACTATTAAGAAATATGCAGTAGCATGACATATTTGATCAATTCCAGTTAAAATCCAATATCGTCTTTCGTTTTGTTGCATGCCATTTGCCTTGACAAAATTATTTTTTAGCCAATCTATAAAAAAATGTGTTATGTAATCTAATAAAGGAAATATTAAAATACTTAAAAATATAGTTTTTCCCTGAGCTAAAAAATAACATGACACAAACAAAAAGACAAAGGCAGAACCAATTGCATGATCTAAAGCATGTAAATGACCTTTTAAGGATGTCAATAGGTGTTTGTCATGGATGGCCTTAAGTCTACCCTGTAAAGCAAAATCGCCTATGAAATGTTTTACCATTAGCAAGTAGAATACAAATAGGGCCATATAGATATGTTATGATCTATACAATACTTTGTCAAGTCCAGTTAGTGCTGTTGAGGAATCATCAGCCTGCACTACAATAGCAATACGTTTAAGTATACCAGTAAAGTTAACGTATTGATTAGTGCTTTGTTCTGAGTAGGTTTGTTTGTCAATCAAGAAAAAATCATCTTGTTGTGAGTCAGTGGCATAGGATGCGCCATCAGTCATTGTGCCCAATATTTTAATTGAACCAGAAAAATTAGTAAGATAATACACAACAGTGTGCAGTGCCGAATTGGAGTTTTGATTTGGCTTTGCATCTACAGATGATGATACAAATTCGTCACCAATCAATGAGAATTGTGTTATGACTTGAGATGCAATAAACTCTGGAGTTGTGCCTTTAACCACTTCAAATTGTATGGCGGCGTCAAATCTAGTGTCAGCATACAAAATTTTAACCGTGGAATCCTGATCAGTAAAACGTAGTGCGCCATGATAAAACTTTGACTCCAAGTTTAACATGTTCGATTCAGTGATGGTAAATTTAATATGTCCTTTAGTAGATGCAGTGGATCCATCATCCTGTACTTCACCGACTATGGTTGTCACAAGATTACCTCTCTCGTCTGATATCTGTAGTTCACATTCAGTGCCATTAACGAATTGCTTTTTTTGATCTTGATTCTTCACAACTATTGTGAACACATTGTCAAATTCTTTGTATAGTTTTATTGCTCTTTCGTACACTTTTTCAAACCTTCGCTCAGTGCCATCTGTGTGAACAAACACATCTAATAGATTAGTAAGTTTATATCCTGTGGCATACTGCATGGCATTTTGAATATTTATATAACCACAATGGCACTTCTTTACAATTGGTGTATGGTAATTAACACAAATGGCAATAAATCTACATGATGTACAAAACAATCATCCTTTCCTTACGCTTATAAAAGTTGCAAAAGAAGAGTATCTTGGCATTGTGCAAAATTGTGATGAAAAAATTTTATCTCTTTACAGTTATGAGCAAATCCCTGCAAGTTTACGAAATATTTTTTTAGAACATGGCAAATCCTGGTGGTGGGAATCCAATAGGAAGTTGCCAATCAATATTTTTATAGGTGAAAGCTTTGCGCCATTTAGACCCTATCTAGTATCATTTTCCCTTAAAGAGTGTGAAGTGCTTTTTGGCCCTACAGTGCAACTAAGTGATTTAACAAATTCCAAAAGGATACGTAGAAAAACTGTTCAACTAATTCGCAGAGTCAATTAGATTCATATGCACAATCACAGCACCAGCGTATGAATATGCGTGTGCTTTCTTAAAAAAATATTGTCCATCTGTTGGCTTAGTCCACACTTCATTATTAATTGTTGTCCAATCTTTATCAAACAAATATTTTTTTGCTGGTCTTATTATAGCCAAACACGCCGCCAACTGTTCAAGCGTAACTGGTTGTAATTTTTCTACAACATCAAAGTGTCCGTTGAGATGAAATAGTTGATCGACAAATGTTTTGTCTTGTAACTTGTGCCATGGTGGTTCCATGTTGAATAGGTCTTGGAGATGTTGTCTCGATTGCACATTTGAATAGATGTTTACATTTAAAAAGTCCAACTTAAAATATCCAAGTTCATCAGCAACCTTGTGATCAAAAGCGGATTGATCTGTGTTTGGAATAGTTGGAACATCGACAAAATATACACCTGTGTTGTGTGGCTTGATGCCTTTGTCATCCCATATGGTTGCACGTGTGTGCGGCAACACATCTAAAATTTTTTGTCTATCAGCAAAGTCAACATCTATATCAGGCATGTAATTTTTTCCTAACTTGTTCCAGCGTTTTAAAATAATAGTCTGTTAGTTTAACATTAAATTCTGTGCCACCCTTATGTGTTGTATTTCTACTATCTTCTAAAGTGTACGAAACAAATATTCCTAAAAACGTGTTTTGAAAAATTCTATAGTCTTTGCCTCTTTCAACACATTTGTATTTCATTGCATGTTTTTCCTAATACATTCGATAATTTTTTGGAAATTAACAAAGTCTTTTGGTTTATATCTTTTGTCTTTTGGATCATGTTTAAGTACATCAATTAATGCTAGTTGTTTTATAATTTTGTTCACTTGAATATTTTTTTAAATCTATCAATACTCTTACTCAATGGATTATAAACGGATTCAATAAAACTTATATGAGCATCAAGTTTTTTATCTAATGCTTCTATTTGTTTTTGTATTTTTTTAAGTTCTTTGACTATTGTTTGGTCCATGTGTTAGCATATAGTATACAGCATCTTTTTTTGATTTAAAAGACAAAAATGCCATCTGCTTGTCGTAGTCATATTCGTCAGCAAAAATATCTAGATTGTATGGTACATTCTGCAAAGGTTTGAAATACCATCCCCATTTGGACTTACAGTGTTTTGCACACCACATAATTAAGTCATATCCAACTCCATAGTCATTTAATGATATCCTATATTTGTATTTTTTGTTTAGGCCACATCCATGTAGCAACAAATCAGGATCTACAAATTTTTTATCTCTAGTCATGTAAAGGCGTGTCACTCAATGCCTGCTTCTCTAAGAGTTGACTTAACAAAGTCACAATCTTCTTCACGTTTTCGAAATGTTCTTTTCCACCATTCTGGATCAATCATTTCATATATTATTTTGATGTGATCATCATGCATAATTGTAATCATGTCTTTGCCTGTTTCACAGTTAAGTGCCACCCACGGCGATATTTTGCCGTTGGCAATCATTTGTGTTACACGATTAAGATTTACATATTTGAAAAAATCTTCAAGTCTTGCTGACTCTTGTTGAGCCCATTCTCCCATTGTGGTTATTGTGCGGTTCAATGCCTGTGTAACACCTTCTGTTCTTATCAAATGTTTGAGATATTGATCTATAGTAGACTGCTTGGGCCAAGAATCTATTCTTATCTTCGATGTACAAAGCCAGTCTATGAATGCGCCTATCTCAACTGGTGTGTTTGCAGTTATGAATTGTGCAGTTTTTATAAATGCTCTGTAATATTGAGAGTTTGCAAAGTCAACAAACTGTTTTGGCTTTTGATTTGAATAATTTATTTCATAGAATCGTTTGAAAATTTCAAATGCCAGTACATGCACTTTGTTGTCTTTTTGGTCCCATCTTCGTTTTGGTTCGCACATGTGGATGTCTAGAGTGGATTGTCTCCTGAATGTTTTAGCACAGTAGGGACATGTTGGCATATTATTGTTTATATTAGCAGGTTGATAAGATAAGATCAATTGTTCTTCCTAGTGTATCATTATATACTATTATTATCAAAAAAACAAATAAGTAGGCGTATGCATCGCAAAGTTAGTTTAAACATCGATTACAATAAATTTATTGATACTGATTACGCACCACATGGAAAATCAGTAATCCATGACTGGCAAAGGATACTAAAAGAACATTTACCAGAAGACTATAAAAAGTATGGATATCCTTATACTTTTAACTATGCAAATACTTGGTGTTGGCAAAAATTTTGGGATGAAGATGAACTAGATTATCACGAGTATGGATTAAAATTAAACATGCAAGTTCTAAGCATTAGTTCAATTAAACAGCCACCAGGATGTTTGATTCCATGGCATCGAGATACATTTTACAAAGTGCAAATGAAACATCCGGATAATACCAATCCTATCGTAAGGGCAAACATTTTTTTGCAAGATTGGGATATTGGCCATTTTTTACAATATAACAAAACTGTTGATTATAATTGGAAGCAAGGTGAAGGACACATGTGGGATCATTCTGTTGCACACATTGGAGCTAATGTAGGACTATCTAACAAGTATACTTTACAAATTAGTGGTTTCTTACTTTCTTAAAGTGAACAATACACAAACAAATTTACCTGATCTAAAAAATAAACCTTTTGGTGGCGGATATAGTGTGCATGACAGCGAGACTTGTGCAGTGCGTGATCTTGCTGTGCATAATTACATGACAGATCAATATAGTATTTCACACGATGAAATAAAAAATAATTTTTTACAAACTTATAAAGATTGGATATTTTCAACACATCCTGGCATAAACGGCTGGCAAGAATATAACCACCTATGTTTTACACAAGGCACTACAGAGTCATTTGCACAATTCTACCTAAGATATAGAGATAATAAAAGACTTAGACTTCGCCAAGGAGAATATTTTTACAGCCAAATGATGAAAAATTTGTGGTACAAAAATAATTTTGCATGGTTAAATGAAGACGATATAAAACCAAATGATGTTGTGCTAATTAGTGCTCCTTTCGGCGACACAGGAGCAGTGCCTGAAGAACTTGAAAATTTATTAACAAAGTGCGACAATGCCAATGTTCCTGTTATGTTAGATCTTGCATACGTTAATCTTGCTGTTCATATGGAAATTGATCTATCACATAAGTGTATAGAATATGTTGTATCATCTTTGTCCAAAGTTTTTCCTATTGAACATTATAGAGTAGGAATAAGAATGCAAAGGCAAAAGTTTGAAGACCAACTTTACGTGGTTAATGATGATCAGTACAACTATATCAATTTACTGAGTGTATATGTAGGACAAAAGCTAATACAAAAATTTAATGCAAGTTTTATCCATAACAAGTACAAGTCAAAACAAAGTTTAATGTGCAAAGAATTACATGTCGAACCTTCCCCATGTGTATATTTTGGAATAGATCACAAACAAAAGTTTAATGAGTACAATCGAGGCGGTCAAACAAATAGATTGTGTTTCTCTAGAATATGGGATGGAAGAAAAAATTATGTCTAGTATTGTTTCTTCACATAATGATTGGGATCCCTTAGTTGAATGTTTTGTTGGTACAGCCAACAATGCACGGGTACCTACACTTGATGCCAGCACACATGCATTTTGTTTCACAACCGAAAACTATGATGATATCAAAGATTTACCTGGCCCAATGGATAAAAAAATAATTGAAGAAGCAAATGAGGATCTTGATATTTTAAGTGATACACTGAAAACTTTAGGAGTCAAAGTAAGACGCCCTACAACACTTAACCATGAAAAAAATTTTAGTAGTCCTAATTGGACCACCACAGGATACCAAACATATTCATGTCGTGACCTGTTGTTACCATTAGATAATTTAATAATTGATTGTGCATCACCCCTAAGAAGCAGATATTTTGAAACAACTGCTTATAGAAACTTTTTGTATGAAGCGATGTCAAATGGTACAGAATGGATCTCGGCACCAAAACCACAGTTGCTAGATGACCTATATCAAATGGTTGATCTGGATGAGCCATCTGTTGTTGATAAAGAAATAATTTTCGATGCCCCAAATATTGTTAGACTTGGCAATGACTTATTGTATCAAGTGAGTAATTCTGGCACAATGCTTGGAGCTCAATGGCTAAAGACTATTTTGGAACCACGCGGATATCGTATACACATTGCAGATAAGTTTTATTCATTTGCACATTTTGATAGCACCATATTGCCAATTCGCCCAGGATTAGTCCTATTTAATGGCGCGAGAGTCAACCCAAATCGATATCCAAATATATTTGATAAATGGGACAAAATTTATTTTCCTGCTGATTCTATTGTGGATATAGGATGTCATCTCCCAAATGGAGTCACCACAACTTCACCTTATATCGGACTTAATTTTTTCAGTGTTAATGAGCAACTGGTTATATGCGATATTAAACAGGAGAAACTTCGAAAAGAGCTTGATAAACATGGCATTGATACAATAGGTCTAAACATGCGCCATGCACGTGCCATGGCAGGTGGATTCCATTGTGTCACTTTAGACACACACAGAAAAGGCAACAGACAAGATTACTTTAATTAAATGCTTGTAGATAAACTGTTACGGTTTTCAAGCATTCCGTGATAGCATTCATTTGGTTGTGGTTTGTCATATGCTAAGGTTGAATCATAGACAAATTCAGTATTGCAGTACAAACAAATTTTGTGACCATCAGGTGGCATAGTCAGATATATGTGTGGATGATCCATTGGAGGTGTTTCGCCGATACATACAAATCCTTTGGCACCAATTTTTATTTTTTGAATGCCTATATCATTTTTATACAACGGAACACTGTTTACTTCCATTTATTTCCCCCGCTTATTACCATATTATAAAATATAAAGTCTGTAAAAATTAGCAAAGTCAAGATGCTTAGTCCACTTGGTAACTTGCCTATAAGCAGTAATGTTAAAAATAAAAACACTAACATATTTCTTATTAGTGCATTCACATACAATTTAAAATGTTTTTTTGGCACAGCATAATCTAACCAACTATTCATCTTTAAAGTATTTCTCCAACTTGCCTTCTTCACCTGAGTGTTTGGCATATTCTGTCATAGGATCCTTTGCCTCAGTAATTTGTGGCCACTTGTTTGACCATTTTGTGTTAAAGTCTAACCATTTATTATCCTCATCTAAGTGATCTGGAATGATCGCTTCTTCTGGACATTCTGGCTCACAAACGCCACAGTCAATGCACTCGTCTGGATTGATTGCTAATGTATTTTCTCCCTCATAGAAACAATCAACGGGACACACTTCCACACAAGATGTATGTTTGCACATTATACATTTGTCATTTACTAGATATGTCATTTCCGTGTTTCTTTTTAATTTCTGTCCACTCGCGTGTAGTTAGTTGTGAATCTAAAATATTTAAATCTGCTTGTTTCATTGTAGGATAGTATTCTTGCAGTTCTTTCATCTTGGATTTTTCAGATGACTTTTTCTTTTTTGGAGTCAACCATTTGTGAAACAGATGATATGTAAGTCCAACTCCTGCAGTCAATCTCCATAATAATGATTTGTGGTTTTTTGATAATGTCCACAAATGTTTGTTTACTCTTTCATTGATTTCTTCAACATACCATTCTTTGGCTGTTCTATTCGATTGTGGCCCGAACTCACGATAGTCTTCAACTGATGCGGACCATTTCATAGTCATATATGGCGAGTATAATTTTTTATCATCATCTGACAATCGGTCATACCAAGTTTTATCGCGAGTGTCTACTGCTCGCATCATTGCTTTGATGTCTAAAAAATTTGCCATATTGTATTATAACTTTTGTTTTACTGTTGAATCAAGTATTTTAAGTTTAACAATAAGTTGTCTAAAAGCATCTGGTGTCAACATGTTAGGGCCATCTGATGGTGCTGATTCTGGATTGTTGTGTACCTCTAGAAACACCCCTGCAATTCCTATTGCCACAGCCGATCTACACAATGGATCAACAAATTGCCTATCGCCTCCCGATGACTTTCCCATGCCACCTGGTTGTTGCACTGAATGTGTACCGTCCATAATAACCGGATAATGCTCTTTCATTGCATGTATGCCACGCATATCCACAACAAGGTTATTATAACCAAATGTGGTGCCCCTTTCGGTCATCAAAAAGTTTTTGTTTTCTGGGTATTTGTTTTTAATGTTCGCTACGTCGTTATAAGACAAAAATTGTCCTTTTTTAACATTAACATGTAGTCCTGTTTTAGCTGCGGCCACAATGATATCTGTCTGTCGACACAAAAAAGCAGGCACTTGGATTATATCAACAACTTCGGCCACTGTGTTTGCTTGTGCAGGCGAATGAATATCAGTTAGTATAGGCACAGTATATTCTTGTTTAATTTTTTCCAATATTTTAAGTCCTTGTTCAATTCCAATTCCACGCGATGAATCTATGGAAGATCTATTTGCTTTATCAAACGAAGATTTATATACCCAACGTATGCCTGCTTCGTGACATATGTCAGCGATTATTTCAGCCATTTTCATGGCATGATCATACGATTCAATTTGACACGGCCCTGCAATAATTTTAAGCGGAGCGTTGTTGTTGAATATTAAGTTAAGCATGAAACAGATTATTTAAATTTACCATGTCTGTGTTACGGTTGATCTCTTTTATAAAATACGCACACTGCGGACTTTTGTTCGAAGTTGTTGGTATGGTTATTAATTGGTTGGATTTTACCCTTGGAAAAAACCATTCTACTTCGTTGTATATGTTTGTTATCCGCACTTCCTGATATCTTGGCATAGAGTCTGATATTGGGTTGAAACAAAATGCATGGAAGGATCGATCATTCAATGAAGTTAGTGGCACTATCTCGAGATCACCACAATCAGGATCGCCAAGCAGTATGTGCCAGTCTAGAGGCATTTGTATTTTATTTCCCCCTATTTCTAGCACAGCAGATGGTGATGAAAAAGATTCTAAATATATCAGCGGAACAAAAAAGAAATCAGGATTGGCGGTATCCGAATTGTCCAAAACGGCAAAACGCATGTCTTCATCTACTTTATCTGGTACTCTGTCCATTAAAAAAGTCTGATCATCTAGTGTTAGTAATTGCATATTATTATATTATATGCTTATTTTTTATTGATAGTCAACCTTTGTCACAGTGAAAGGATATTGTGCTTCACGATAAAACTTTTTGCGTTCTGTAAGATGACGTTTAGAAAACTTTGCTGTGGAGCACACGTCCCACACTTGCACAAAGTCTTTGTCCTGGGCTTTACGTATTCCTCTTCCTATGGATTGAATCACTCTAACAAATGACTTTCCTGGTTCGACTAGTACAAGATTGAATATGCGTGGCAAGTTTATACCAACAGCAGCTACTCCATACGTGGCAACAATTACTTTGTCATTTGATGTTTTAATATCATCATAATGTTCTTTTCTTTCATCTGCCTTAGTTGCCCCACGCACAAACACAGAATTGATAATAGTTTCAGATAACATTTCGCCTGACTTCACTCGATCCACAAGTACAAGTGTGTTTCCTGATGTACGCATTTGTTCAATCATCCTTGCGATATAATTTATTCTTGTTTTTTTTGTAACAAGATGTGTTTGTTCTTCACGATAGTTTTTGTAGTCCACATAGTCCCAAAGTTGTAGTATCTCAATATTACACTTTGCCAATAGACCTTTTTCCTGGAGTTCGACTGCTGAAACTCTATTAATTACTTCGCCAAGTGCAACGTGGATTGACTTATATTCATAATCTGCTTTTGGAATTGTGCCAGTTAGTCCCCATCTAATAGGAACATAACCATACACGTTCGTAAGTAATCTACGCAAAACATCCGCTTTTGCCATATGTACCTCATCAACAATTACACATACTACATCTCTCTTGAACACTTCAATAAGATTATCTTCTGCATTTTGTCGTTTTTTTTCCAGTATGTTTAAAGATTGCCATGTGCAAATTGTGTGGGTATGGCCCGGCTCCTTCCTGTCACCAAAATAAACTCCAACATCCAATCCCATATTTTTATAATCTTCTTCTGTTTGTGTAACCAATGATTTATTCGGAACAATTATAATGCTTCTACCATATGGTTCAATTAATTTGCTTAGTGCGGCTGTAATTATTGTTTTGCCAGCTGCGGTGGCAACTTCCTGCAGACACTGTGGATTGTTAATAAAATTATTAATAACTTCAACTTGATGATCACGTAAGATAATCGATTGTCCTTCATGTGTATGTCCTGTGGGCCATGTTACGTCAGCAAAAGTATTTTTATCAACAGGATCAAACGATAAGTTCCAGGTTTCCCTTTTATCTTCTAAGTCAAATGTATAATTACTTTCTTCAAGTATTGGTACGATGTCGTCAAGTAAATTAACAAAAGTTAATCCCCCTTGCGTGAAAAATGACACACTGCCATCCCATCGACCAAGTTTTACCGCAGGCATAAAACGTGCGCCTGGTATCTCATATTTGAACTTATTTGTTAATTTTCTTCTGGTTACAAGATCTAAGCCATCTAGTTTTACATTTACTTCATCTTTGACTATTATTTTGCAGTGCGGCAAGAATGGATCTCCAAAATTGCTGAGCCCAAGTAGACTCAGCAATCAAAATTGTTTTGTTTACATTTGATATTCTAAGCTCTTTTTGGCTAGACTGCAATTGCTTCTTGTTTTTCTTCAGGCTCTGCTCCTGGATGTGCATCTGGTGTTTGTGATTGCACTTCTTTGGTAATGGCAGAAAGTGTTTTAGTTGCTAATCCTGTAAATCTGAATACAGTGCCATCCTCAACAATTTTAAATGAACCAGCAGTTTTAGCCGCTCCTTGTTCATCTAATTTTTTTACAACTCCATTAATGGTTCCTTCTTCTGTAGTTTTTCCTTCAATAAACATATAAGTGCCTGAATTACCTTTATAAGTTGTGCCTTCATGGCATAATGTTGATTGTATTTTTTGTAATACTAATTGTGCGTTTGTCATTGTTGTTACCTCTTTGTGTATAATAATATTATTATATGGTATTATACCAAAACCGTCAACCAACAAAAAAGTGTTATTTTTTGGCCTTTTTGCCGTGTATGTGCTCTTTGAGAAAGTCTAATAACCATGGATTGTCTTTGAAAACTCCCATTAACCAGTTTGTCATTGAGTTGACTGCCTGCTCTTCATTATCACCTTCATATAGAGGACCACCTTCTGCGTTGAGAGAGGAGTGATATACAATTGCATGTATAATTTCATGCACTAAAGTGTTGGCAAGATCTTGCCCAACTGCTTCTTCTTGGATTTCTATTTTATTTTGCCTGCAAATATATTGTCCCCAATAGTCAGAATTATTCTTTACGAACGACACTTTTACTTTTGTGATATCAACATCTTTCCAACCTATTTTTATTTTATCAGGCAGTTTCATTGTTAGTATTTATGTGCGTATTTAATTGGGTATAAGAAATTGTTGAACAGTTGGCCAAATACATCAATTCATTAGGTAGATTACCATCTACAAACACAAAAGTCACATCTGGATTATCGTGAGCCAACGCATATATTTGTTTCCCCCATAGAGATAGGTTAGTGCTGGTTCTAGCTTTATCATAGCAAGATGTATCTTTGTATACATTAATGTTAGGCCCATCTTCAGCACAATCAAATCCAATGCAAAATAATCTGTTATGACCATCATGAATTGCAATATGCATAGCAGTTGTCCCTGCTCCTTTGTGTGGATTATTTGGAATGAGATTGGCAGATCCTCCATGCTTTTTTATATTGTTGCGATTTGTATAGACTGTGTTTTTTTGATCATACTCATTTTGTAAAATTTCCTTATACATCATTTGATCTACAACTATCAAGTAGTCCGGCTCATAGTCACGGTATAAAGCATTGCATCCATATGTATCTTGTGGTAAACTATACAAATCAAATCCTATTCTTGACTCGCCATTACCAATTATAAAAGCATCTTTGCCATGTGGATCGTTGAACACAGTACGTGGCATCCATAGATTGTTGAAATGTTTTTTACCTTGTTTAATGGTTATAGAGTCAATAATGGTTTCGCCTTGATAATCAGATAATGCCATTATAAATTTTTAAAACAATTTTCTGCAGTTGAAACATCCAATCCTCTTTCATCAATTAGCATATCAACTACCTTGCCATTTTTAACAATGGCAGCGAATCTTTTTGTTCTTTGCCCTAACAATCCCATGTCAGTCAACGTGCCAATTTGCTCACTTACTTCACCAAAAGGATCTGCAGCCATTACAATTCTAGAGCCATCCTGATTAATATAATCTGAGAATGCCATCATGACATGTGGATCATTTACACTTAAACAAATTATTTCATCTACATTTTTTTTATAAAACTGTTGTTCGTGTTTTACAAATCCTGGAAGATGCTTGTCAGTGCAAGTAGGAGTAAATGCACCGGGGATGCCAATAATAATAACATTTCTATCTCCTACATATTGATCTAAATTAACACCTTCTATCTCGTCATCTTGGATATTATGAATAAAGACTTCGCCGGATGGTACATCCATCTCTTTTGCTCCATATTTTTGAAAATCAAACAGTTTCATATTTTTAGTTATCTCCAGTTTTGTATCACCAAAGGATCATGTTCAATTTCAGCAGGATTTGGTTTACCGTGAAATACAGCTACACTACATTCATCCGGTAGATTGTGTTTTCTATTTGTGTACGCTTGTTTTACAAATAGATCATGGGGTGAACGTTTTTTTTCACCTGGCTCTAAACCAATCTCCCATTTGTAAGACATCACCCACTCCTTTGGCCAAATTGGTCCATTGGTAAATTTAGCAGTCATGTAATCTTGATCACCCCTGTATTTTTTCATTACGCTGTGTGGATCTTTCTTGAAATCGTTCCATACATGCACTTCTTGTCCAGCGTTGAATTTCATAACTGAAGAGTTTCTTACAGGATAAGCCTTGATGCGACATCTATTGAAATCCTGAATTATTATGAAAGCATCACCTTCAAAGTCCCAGAAATGGTTGATGTTCCTAAAGATCACAACGTCAAGATCCATAAACAACACTCTGCCTTCAATGCCAAGATCATCTCTGAACATATGGATTTTATTCCACCAAGTGGGATAAATTGGATCAACAACTATTTGATTTATTTCAGGACGCCAATCTTTCTTGACATCAGTAATGACATGAAACTTAAAATCGTGAGCGTGTCGACTAGCCATGTTATACAACTTGTCTACGTATTGTGTACCATACTTGGTACCAGTGCATACACAAACAAAATTGTTCATCTTGTCTCGAAAAATATAAGAATCAGATAAATTAACGGAAAACCAAAAATCATCGTTCCGAAATATATTCTAGTTACCCATCGATTAAATTTTGTTTCAGTCTCTTCCATGGTATTCCATTTCCTATTTCTTTTGTAAACCATTCAGTATAACTTATCTGTTTCAGCCACTCGGTTCGATCGGGCGTGGCAGGTGTATTAAGATTAGTGCCTATTTCATTGCCAACAGACCAACACAAAGATGATTCACCTACAAACACAGGCACTCCAGCCAACACAGATTCAATTGCTGGGTTAGAGTTGTAATTGACCACAGCATAAGCGTGTTTCAAAGCACTATCGAAGTCTACTTCATCTATTTTTCCAATTTTTTTCGGCGTGCTGATACGCACATTGTTGCTCTTTGATTCTTTGATGTTTACAGGAAATCGTGGATGTGGTCTAAACCAAATTGGCATTTCTGTATATCTTCTAATCCATTTGAACATTGATTGGGCCCAATCGGATGTTGTACCTTGGTCCCATGCAAGTGATCTTTCATTTTGTCCGCACACAATTATATACTTTCCATTATTGCGCCAAGGTCTTGTATGCAAGTTAAACAATGACAGTCTTTTATCATCAACGGAGGAATTGGCAAAATCTGCATCACGATTTATTCCTCCAATTGCAATTTTCCAAGAGTGATTACGTGCAAGTGCTCCTACTTCTAGGATTAAAAACTTTGTGTTAGAACATCTATAGTGTCGATAAATGTCATCACGTCCATACATGCCAAGAAGCCATGACCACATAACCACTACATCTGCTTCTGGTCTTTCGTGATTTTCGCATATGACGTAGTCTTCTCTTTGGAGCGACTTTATAAAAGCTGCCATTACTGGCTTGCCCGCTATGGCGCATGTCTTTGGAAATACTGCTATTTTCATTGCCAGTGTTCATCTTGCCTTTTGACTTTCATGTCTACAACAGATGATTGAATATCCTTTCGTTCACCTTTGAGATGGTCCATATAATCTCCTAGCTCTGAATTTACAAATGGATGTTTAGATCCTCTATATCCAAGATAACGTCCATCATTAAGATCATTGTCTAATTTTCTTTCAGTGGTGTCTAGTCTTGCGGCATCATATGTAAATGAATCTGTAAATCCCTGTAAGTTAGTCCAAAGATCTTTTGTGTAATATTCACGCCATCTATCAAAAAACTTTTTGGACTCTGGTAGTGTCATATTAAATGTTATGAATCCAGTTTCAGAGAATCCTTTTTTTGGTCTCCCAAGAAATGTGGAAAATTTATCTAAAGGAGCAATATGATCTAACCATGACATAGGAACATCTTTGTAAGTCACAGTATCTGCGTCCACAAAAATTAAAACATCTGTGGTGCAACGCTCAGCTGCATCTATCATGCAATAAACTTTGTAACAAAATCTTATGACGTCGTATTCAAATGCTGAACGTAATGGTTTGTTCATGCGTTCTTTCACCAGCACATTGTTTTTATTTCTATCTATGAATGTTTGTAGTTCAGGTTGTGACTGTTTAAGATCAAAATAATATGAATTAGCAATTGTAACTTGCTGTGAGACGTCATCAGGATAAAAATATTTTACAACGTCATCTGGCCAATGTTTACCAATTGATTCTACACATCTTTTTGCATAGATGTCCCAATGTGTTTGTCCCCAAGTTGTTGTAATTGTGTAAGATGCCATATTTTTATATTATATTAACTTATAAAATTATACAAGTGTTCTGCTATTAGTTCATGTCCTTTGCTGTTTGGATGATATTTGTTTGGAGTAATGTATTGGTTATTTTGAAACTTTACAAGTTCAAGTGTTTTATTATTGGTATCTGCACCAAATAATTCTGTTGCACTTTTTCCTAAAAATTTTGTTTTATCTATACCAGTGTATTTCCAATCTATGTTAGTCCATCCTTCCATGTAATAATCTTTGTAATTTAATTTATCACACATCCTATGAAGTGCAAGTATAGATATGTTTGCTTTGTGATAATCTAGATCATCAGACTGCACATGGCCAAAATAAAACTTTGCAAGTTCACTTTTATCCCCTGTTGGACGTAAAACTCTTTCTTTGCCATTTTGGAAATACAAATATCTTGTAGGATTAGTTATAAAAAATACACATACACAGTCAGATATGTTTTTCTTAGCAAAATTATCTAGTTGTAGTATTAATGAATCCACTGTGCTTCCTTGTTGTGACTCATTGTAATAATTTTTTGTGCCTAATTTTTTATGTAAAATATCACCAAAAGGCAGTTCACCTTTTTTAAGTTCCACACCAACTGGCCAACTGTCTCCAAATATTGCTAGATTCATTTGCATGCCATCTTTAATCTTAAAACATCAAAGTCTAAATAACATTCTTTTGTTTTTTCATATACCCATTTGTCTCTGAGATGCACAGCGTCTGTGCGGATACGTTTTGCTGTATCGTCTTCAGTAATTTTTTTTACTTTTATTAATACGTCCTCCATAAAAATATATCTGTCTATTCTTTTTGCAAGATCATTTGTGTAGTTGTCTAAGCACCAATGATGAAACTGCACAGGCCAAAAATATCCTAGCGTATTACGCCACTCTTGGGTGATGACAGGATGTGGTGATGTTTTATGTATGAGGCCATGTTTTTTTCCTGTGGCTGTGCCTATCATGAATATTCCGTCAGGATATTTTTTATATTGATCCAAGAACTTCTTATCCCAATCTTGTGTAATAAATTCAGCATCATCACCTACCAACATGTACATTCTACTAGGAGAACTTTCTGCTATAACATTCCAACTCATGACTGTGCTCCTATCTATGCCAACATCAAAGTCCTTAAGCTTGTAATTTTTAAGTTGAGGATCATCTTTGTTAAGATAAAATTTTACTTTTACTTTATCAGGATATTTTGCAGTGGCCAAAGCACTGTCTTGCATACGTTTAGCAAATTGGGGGCGTCCTCTACTAGGACAGCACAGAGTTATATTAGTTGTTTGGTCCATGTTTGCGGAGTGTTTTCATTGTCTATTTCTATTGGTAATGAATAATTGAATTTTTTTATCCCTCTTGCTTTTATGTAATTCAATGTGCTATTGATCCCTTGCTTTAAATCTACTTGTGTTTTGTAATTAAAAAATTTTCTAATTTTATCTGAAGAACAAGTTGCATACTTTACCTCTTTTGGTCTGCCTTTCATGTATGTAGGTATGCCATTGTAACCAGTGGCATTAGCACACAATTTGGCCAATTCATTTATTGTAACATAATCTTCATCTGGTCCTATATTAAATGTCTCAGCATTTGCTTTTGTGCCAAAGCATATTTGATCGAATATTTGTAGAGTATCATCGATATAGGAAAAACAACGTTTTTGTTCACCATCGCCATATATTATAGGCGGCTTGCCTTGTAAATTTCTATGTAAAAATATTGATACAACGTTTCTAAAAGGGTCATTATAAATTTGGTTCGGTCCATATATGTTGTGTGGTACAGCAATAGCCCATTGTATTCCATTCACATCACATAAACATTTCACTGTGTCTTCCGCAGCCACTTTTGCAATACCGTATGGATCCTCTGGTGCAGGCTTCATGTCCTCTGTGAAAGGTGGTGTCTGTTTGCCATATCTAGCCATTGAACTCATATAAACAAATTTTTTAACATTATGTTTGATAGAAGATGTAACCACATTTACAGTAGCGTCATACGTATTGCGTGTTACAAATACAGGTGATACCACACTAAGTCCTTCATATGCAGTACAGGCGGCGTGAATAACTAGATCAAATTTTTGTTTTGAAAATAATGAATCTAAGTTGGATTGATCACAACAGTCTATTTTATAAGTTTGCACTTCAGTAAGATTATCATCATAACCACCAACTCCATTGTCGATGCCAACAACGTTATGCCCTTGATAATAATATCTTTTGGCCAGATGTGATCCAACAAAGCCAAGTGACCCTGTTACTAAAATTTTCATTTTTTAATATAGATGCAGTCTCTGGTAATTTTTACTGCACGAGAATATCCCAGTTCTTCTAACAATTTGTGACTATCGTTTTTATTATAACCATATGCAGTTGAATTTAACACACATCTTTCTATTACAATTATAGGAGAACAACGTTCTAAAGTTTCCCTAGCGCCATTAAGCACTGGTATCTCTAGTCCTTCAACATCTACTTTCAACACATCAATGTCATCATAACTGTGTGAATCAAGTGTTTTTAAAATAATATTTCCATCATCACTAGGATGGACTCTAGTTGAACCTAAATGTTCTGGAATGGCTACTGAAAGATTGCCTTTTCCTGATCTATCTGATAATCCATATTCATGCAATGTAATATTTGTTTTGTCTTCCGTATTTTTTTTAAAACACTCAATGTTGTAATCTGCTGGTTCAAAAGCAGTAACTTTTTTAAAAATATTTGCATAATGATTTGACCAACGTCCTACGTTTCCTCCTATGTCTAACATGTGTACTTTATTTTTGCAAAGTTTTAACACTTCGCTATGTATTTTTCCATCATGTTCTTTGACATTGCCTCCAATATGATGCACAGGATTATCACCATTGGGGATCCAGTACCCATCGTCTAATAATATCATAATTTGCTGTCCATTATATCTTTTTTTGGTGCCCATCCTAATGCACGTAGTCTGTGTGAAGGCAATAAATTTTCTTCTAGTTCATAATCTTGACCATGCTGTATTGGCACATCAAGTCCGTTGTACGCAACAAGTTCATCTACTTTAATTGTTCTTCCTGTGCCTACTTCGAACACACCTGTTTGTTCTGGATGATCAATAATTGTTTGTATTGCACTTACAACATCAGTCACATGTATCAAATCTCTTTTGTGTTGTGTAGCAAACTTTAAAGTTTTATTTTGAATTTGTGGTACCAACATGTCACCACGAGCTCCTTCACCCCATACAGTTGAAAATCTTAGTCCTACAGAATTAGGTGGAGCAATAAATTCATTTACATATTTTGAAATTGAGTAAGGATTGCCAAACCATCGATTACATGCGGAAGATGATGCATATATCACTCTTGTATTAGTTGACTCAGCTATGTCAAAAATACGCTTTGTGTATTCAACATTTGTTTGCCAAAACTCATCTGCTTTTTCAAATGATTCTCTAATGCCAGCCAAAGCCGCTAAATGGATTATAAGATCTGTGTCTGATCTTAATGTGTCCTTAAGATGAAAGTCGCAAATGTTTCTGCCTATTTCAAGATCCCAACAGTTCAGGTGATGTTGGTTGTCAAGCAAATAGTTTACAAGATGTGTGCCTATAAATCCATGTGAACCTGTAATTGTAATGTGCATGCAATTATATATAGAACGCTCTGTTGCCAGTCAAACTGTCTTGGCTGTCTACATACACTGCCCTTGGTTTAACAACCTGTATCCTTACATATTTGTCTTTTACAAACATATCAGATGCTGTGATCCCATCTTCATGTGCACCTTGGATTAATCTTTTTGCCGCATGTGGTTTTATAACATAACCATATGTGCCCATTAGTTGATTCTCACCTTTACGCACATTTACAAAATCTTCAACAATAGGTAGTCTTCCGATATTTGGATCCTTTTCAAATCTATATCCATCAAGATGTAACACATCCTCGAAATCTTGGAGATAAGTGTCGCTTACAACTCTAGAATCATGTTCAAGCACAACAATTGGTTGATCCAATTCAATACACTTTTGCCATACATGATAATGTGATATCATACAACCGCGTACACCACCTTTTTGCCATTTAATATTGTAAAGTTTTGGCCCAGGTAGATATGGCTTCAAATTCTGCTCTTGAATAAATTTATCTGCACGTGATGGAGTAAACCCCTCCATTAGCCATGCATCTAATCCGAATTGCCTTGCTGTTCGCTTGCATTCTAATGCTGAGTCAACAGTGGCTTGCACTTCTTTCAGATATATTATAAATGCTTTCATTTTATTTTTCCTGCCGCTTGTAAAAAATGATTCCTACTAAAAAATTGTATATTACGTCCCCAATTTTTGCAAGCTAAAAGTCCATGGTTCCACACATTACTCCATTTTTTAAGATCTGCTTGTTCAAAAGCATGGCATTGGCCAATCACTATAATTGTGTCCTTGGTAATATTTGTGTCAAGCAAAGATAATACTTGTGTGGCAGATCTGTAATAGTTTGAATCTATATGTAAAAAACTTATTGGATGATCGTATTTTTTTATAAATTTTGGTAGTGTGTCTTCAAACAATCCAGACCAAAATATCTGTGTGCCGTCTGTTTGCGGAATAGTTTTTGCAGCCAAGTGCGGGCCTGTTTTCTCAGGTTCAACCAATCTTGTTAGTTGCCATGGCCATGGCATTCCTGTCCATGAATCAAAACCATGCACAACATTTGCATATTCTTTGATAACGTTGAATGTTTTCCTATCTCTTACACCAAATTCTAAAAACAAATTTTCAGTGGTAACTTTTGATAATGCATAGCGTAAATGCTGTTCTATATCTTTGTTAGGAAAAATTTTTATATTTGATTCAATATGTTCAGAAAACCATTTGTCTGCTTCATTCTTTGACAGCATCGCATGCCTCTATTAATCGATTTTGATCTGTATTAAAATACAGTTGCATCATTTTATCATACATATATTCGTCTCGATCAAACACACCTTGTTTTCTATTTCTCATGCCAGTAATATCTTTAATTTTTTTCATTTTTACACAAACAGTTTCAAGGAAAATAAATCTGTCTATCGACATGGCAAGTTCTCCAGTGTATTTGTCTATTTGCCAATGCCAAAAGACAGGATTAAAATAATAACCTAATGCTTGGCCCCATTCCTTGGTAACCACAGGAGTTGTACAATTATTTTTACGCCAGTCCCGACCATCATAGACCCCCACACAAAAGATTCCATCAGGCCATTGTTCTTTTACTGCAAATATTTTTGTATCCCAATCTTTAGTAACAAATTGAACCTCATCGCCTGCTAACATGTAAAAATCAGCTTCGACAGATTCAGCAAGTTTGTTCCAACTATACACTGTGTTTTGATCTGGCCCAATTTGGTACTGGACCCCATCACCGTGTTTCTTTTGCATTATTTTTAATTGGTCTTTGTAATAATCTATTTGATCATCATCTTCATTAAGATAATATTTTACAATTATATTATTTTTATTCTTACAGTTTTTGTATGCTGATTTGACCAGCCTTTCTACAAATTTTGATCTTCCTCTACTAGGAATACACACACAAATTTTCATGCCCACCAACTTATCTTTTTCTTCTTATCTGGATGTAAACTACGGGCAAGTTTTCTTACTCTTTCCATATGTTTTTCAAAATCTTTTTTGTCCATTCCTGGTAACACACTATAAAATCTAATATACTTTGTGACCATACCACCTAAATTAAATACTGCTTTCTTTATTCTTCTATAAGGTATATTATCAAATAAACTAAAATTTACATATGTCATCATTGGACCACCATATGTAATTGATATTAATCCTAGTTTTTTATTCATTGCTCCTGGTACAGGATATCCATAGTTTTTGAAATACTTACTTCCTGGCACTAATGCTCTATAACTGAAAAACCATTTAGGATGCAGTACCCAGTCTACCCAATTTTCTAATATACTAGGCATTCTCAAATTATGGCATGATCCAATCAAAAACATTACATCACTATTCTCTAATCTTTTTCTATAATCTAAAACTAATTGTGGTGGCGGATTGATGTTTGCATTATAAAATGGCAACTGTTCTTTTTCTTCAAATAGATTAATTAAATCTATTTCATGTCCACACTTTTTTGCTTCTTCAATAAATGTATCTCTAATAGCCGCATTGAAACTATCTTTGGTGTTGTGATGTCCGAATATAATACAAATTTTCATGTTCATAATGACAACGCACTTTCTACCATCCTTGTAAAACTTGTTTCTCTTTCTGAAGGTGATAGATTTGTGTGTGCACCATCAAGATGATCTGACACTGTGTTTACACTTAAACAGTTTTTATTAAATTTATTTGCCAAGGCATATAGCATATAAGTTTCCATGTCTACTGCTAATACGCCCATTGCTTGATGATCTTTCCACCAGTTAGTGTTGGGTTGATAAAAATAATCGTTTGCAGTGACTCCGCCAATAAAACATCCAGGACAGTGTGTTTTAAATTTTTCCAAAAGATTAAATGTAACACATGGAGAAAATTGGAAGTCTGGAATAAAATTTTTTGCCATGGCGCTGTCAGTGCTAGCTGTTAAAGCAACTACTATATCACCGATGCTTAAATGCTTTGCGATTGCTCCACAACTACCCACCCTAATAATTGTTTGCACGTTATAAACGTTAAAAAGTTCCTCCACATAGATCGAACTTGAAGGTTGACCCATGCCACTAGCCTGTACAGAGATTTTTTTGTCTTTGTAAGTGCCTGTATAACCAAGACAGTTTCTCACAGCGTTAACTTGTTTACAGTCATTGAGATATGTATCTGCAATCCATTTTGCCCGCAACGGATCACCTGGCATCAATACAGTGTCTGCATAATCTCCTAATCTAGCCTCTAGATGTGGCGTCATAAAGTTCCTTCCAGTTTTTTACTCTACGTCCAGTATAACTTTTATTATACGGATGGTCAAATATGTAAGTTTGCATGCCTATTTCATCACCTGCTTCAGCATGTGCTACAGAATCTTCCAACCAAATATATCCAGTGTGTTCGTAACGTTTGGATAATATGTTTTTTTTACCTTTGGTGAAATCCAAACTACAGTCAATGTAATCAAAGACATCTCCAAATAAATGTTTAAGATTAGTTATTCTTAATTTTTGTGCGTATTTGTCCATATGTAAACTGCTAATAACTTCAAATCTATATCCTTTAGATGCAAACTTAGTAACATATTCCACAGCATCTTTATATGCTGGAATAAATCCAACACTACCAGATTCATTAAATTTTCTTACAAAAGTTAAAGCATCCTGTTCTGACAAAGCATATCTTTGTGTCTGTTTAAAATGTTGGTCAGCATCGGGAAGTTTTTGATATCCTTGTTCAGCCATCCACACGTCGAAAGCAAATATCCAGTCTAATAAAACTCCGTCACAATCAGTTATTATTTTCATTTTGTAGTAATCGTCGTATTTCTTTCCATGTGCCA